TTTATTTGAATGTAGTAGAAGTTAATTCTGATAATACATTGGGCAGTGGCAATGGAATGTATTACAACGTTCAACAAACAGTAAATGGTGTTCAATACAATGTATTGACTCAAGGCTTTAGTTCAGTCTATGTAATTGACAGAACGTCAGCACCATTTGCATATCCACAAAAATCTGATATCCAATGGCAAATTGCTACAACCAGTTCAACTGCTATTTTGTCTGGAGCAATCATTATTGGGAAATTGATCCAGAACAACAACAATACAACTGGCGTAGGCACTTAATCATGCCTAGCAAATCAGCCGCACAACATCGTTTGATGGAAGCCGCCGCCCATGCAAAGGGCGGTTTTGGTGGCGTACCCCAGAAGGTTGGCAAAGAATTTGTCGAGGCTGACAAGAAAAAGAAGTTTGCCTCGGGCGGCCTCTATGCCAACATCCATGCCAAACAGGAACGTATTTCCCACGGTTCTGGTGAACACATGCGTAAACCCGGGTCAAAGGGAGCGCCTACCGCCGAAGCATTTAAGGAGTCTGCAAAGACTGCCAAGATGAAAAAGGGTGGCCCATCTTTGGCTGTTGGCCGCGGTGAAAAATTACCAGTTTCTAAGGGTGCAGGACTTACCGAAAAGGGCCGCGAGAAGTACAATCGAGAGACTGGTTCGCACCTCAAAGCACCCCAGCCAAAAGGAGGCCCACGCAAGGACTCTTTCTGCGCTCGGATGTCAGGGGTTGTGGAGCATTCAAAGGGCGATGCCGAGCGGGCAAAAGCCTCGTTAAAACGTTGGAAATGTCCGGGGTGGTAGATGTCATATTCAGGAACCTTTGGAACCACTGTAATTTCCGTTCAAACGCTCATTGATCACGGTGCGCGTCGGTGCGGAAAACTTGCAGAAGAGTTGACGGACGAGCAGGTTCTGTCTGCAAAAGAATCTTTGTTCTTTTTGCTCTCTCATTTGCCAAACATTGGTATCCAATACTGGGCAATTAACAAACTTGTAATCGGTCTAAACGCCAATCAGTACATTTACACGCTACCTTCTGGTGCTGTAGATGCCTTGAATGTCTTGTATCGCACCATGACGGCCCCTTCAGGCCAGTGGACATCCTCTACTGGTGGCCAAGTAGCAAACATATACGATCAAAACACAAACACATATTTAACCCAATCGGCTCCGAATGGGTATTTTGAAGTCAATTATGGTACTAATAATCCTAATTACATTGGCTCTATTGGTATTCTTCCTTACATCGCAGGTGGGGGTAGTCAGACTTGGAGTTATGAATTCCAGTGGTCAAACGATGGGGCTAATTGGCAAAATCTTTACACCGTTTCTAACGTCTCGGTAACTGATAACGAGTGGATTTGGCAGGATATTGATCCCGGCCAGAACTGCCAATACTACAGAATGCTTGCAACCGGTGGCACAACGCTGTCATTGAGAGAACTTTACTTCGGTACAAACGCTCGTTTGATCCAAATGTCACGTCTGAACCGCGATGACTATACCAATTTACCCAATCAAAACTTCACGGCCAACCAGCCTTATCAGTTTTGGTTTGACAGGACCATTCCTAACCCCTCAATTTACTTGTGGCCCGTACCAAATGACGCATTTGTGCAGATGACGGTATGGTACTCACGCCAAATTGACGATGTTGGTGCTCTTAATGGACAATTGGAAATCCCTCAGCGTTGGTATGAGGCAGTTTTAATGATGTTGGCTCATAGAATGAGTCTAGAACTGCCCCAAGTTGACTTGCAAAGGGTGATGTATCTTGAAAAACAAGCCGCTATGTATCTGAATGATGCAGAGCAAGAGGAAAGAGACAAGTCGCCCATTTACTGGGCACCCAACATTTCAGTTTACACAAAATAATGCCAGTATTTCTTGACACTGAAGGGCTATCAACCATTGCAATCGCGGTATGCGATAGATGCAAGATGAAACGCGCCTTGGTTCAATTGATGCCTGACAGCAATTTTCCCGGTCTGCGCGTATGCGACCAAGGTTGCCGAGACAATTTAGACCCTTATCGTCTTCCAGCCAGAAAAACCGAAAGGATTAACCTTCGGTTTCCTCGTCCTGATGTCAGTGTGGCTGTAACTCCTGACGCAATCATTGAAACTGGATACAACCAGTGGGAATTGTCGCCCGAGCAGAACACACAAACGCCTGAAGACAACGGTAACTTGGACACTTTGGCTCCATCTCCAACGCCGACTCAGTATCAACCGCCCCCACAGGTAAATGACTAATGGCTAATGTAACCATAACCCAACTTCCAACCGCTGGTGCCCTAACCGGTACCGAGTCAGTGCCTGTTGTTCAAAATGGGGTGACGGTTCAGACCACTACCGGCGCTATTGCAGGTGCTGGGGCGCTGAACTATACGTTTTTGACGGTTGGATCTCAAGGATCTTTGCCAAATGCTAGGTCAATCACTGTCGGATCAGGCTTAACAACGGTTGATGGCGGTGCTGGTAGTACCTATGCAATCAATTTGACGGGCGCTCCTTTGTCTTTGGTGACATCTGGCACAGGTATTCAGGTCAAAACAGGCACAAATACAGTTGCGCCAGTATCTTTGCAGTTCACTGGCACTGGTTTTAACATTGCAAACCCAGATGGCACAACTGGAAATCCTACATTTACCTACACAGGCATCATGGCCAACCTATCCACCTATAGTGGAACGGGTTTGCTGACTGTTAACGGTACAAATATTGGTTCAACTTCCGTTTATGGGGTGGCCAATCAAACTGTTGTTACAAATGCCAACACAGCGCCGACAATTGGACTAGCAAACAATCCGATTATGCCCGGCACAGCCTCAATGACCCTTCCATCGGGCAATACGGCATCAAGACCTTCTGTTGCCACACTTGGAATGATCCGTTTCAATACGGACTTAGGTGCTTATGAGGTTTATTTGGTTTCTGGCTGGGCGCAATTGTCTGCTTCTGGTGGCGTGACATCTTTTAGTGCTGGCTCTACAGGATTCACACCAAACACACCCACAAACGGCGCTGTAACGCTCTCAGGCACGTTAAACGCATCAAGTGGTGGTACAGGTGCCACTTCATTGACTGGATACGTCTACGGCAACGGTACGGGCGTTATGACAGCCTCCACGACTGTGCCTACAACAGCCCTTAGTGGAACAATTACCAATGCTCAACTGGCTTATTCCAGCATCACAATCAACGGAAACACAGTTAGTCTTGGTACATCGACCACGGTTACGGCCAGTACGACTAGCACATTGACGATTGGAACTGGACTCACTGGAAGTTCATTCAACGGTTCATCTCCTGTCACGATTGCTATTGATTCGACTGTTGCGACTTTGACTGGTACGCAAACGCTGACCAACAAGACAATCAGTGGTGCATCCAATACATTGAGCAACATTGGTAACAGTTCATTGACCAATAGTACGGTAACTGTTGGAACAACATCAATTGCTTTAGGTGGAACAAGCCTTACTTTGGGTGGATTGACATCGGTTACGGTGACTCAGGACCCAACGCAAGCCTTGCAATTGACTACCAAGCAGTATGTTGATGCCGCCATTTCAAACGTTAACTACCATGCGGCTTGTAACTATGCAACGACTGCTGACCTTGGTGCAGTAACCTATAACAACGGGTCTTCTGGTGTTGGTGCTACCATCACTAAAACCAGTCCGTTCGCCACTTTGGCCATTGACGGTGCCAATCCATCGGTTGGACAGCGTATTTTGGTCAAGAACGAGACTTCTGGTCAATACAACGGTATTTATACGGTTACTAGCGTTGGATCTGGTTCTGTTGGCTGGGTTTTGACTCGTGCAACTGATTATGACCAGACCGGTCCCGGCACGAATGAAGTTGCCCCCGGCGACACAACCTTTATTCTTAGCGGTACTGTTAACGCCTCAACTCAATGGGTTCAGACCACTGATAACCCAATCACGATTGGTACAACTACATTGGTGTTTGTGCAAATTGCTGGACCCGGTTCATACACCGCAGGCACAGGGTTAACACTTACAGGCACACAATTCAGCATTACCAATACCGCTGTGACCGCTGGTTCATATACCAATGCAAACATCACGGTAAATGCTCAAGGTCAGATTACTTCTGCGTCTAATGGTGCGGCTGGTGGCGTGACTTCATTCAGTGCAGGTACAACCGGGTTCACACCTTCGACCGGATCGACTGGTGCTATCACATTGGCTGGTACATTGGCCACGACCAACGGCGGTACTGGACTGACGTCATTCACTTCTGGAGGCGCTGTTTATGCCACGTCGTCATCGGCTCTTACTACTGGTACTTTACCTGTTGCTTCTGGCGGTACTGGCGTTGCGACACTTACGGGTTTAGCCTACGGTAACGGAACATCTGCTTTTACTGCGGCAACAGCGGCTCAAGTTGTAGCGGTAATTGGAACAACGGCTGTTACAAATGCAACAAACGCAACAAATGCAACAAACGCAACGAACTTGGCTTTGACGGCTGGTTCAGGCGCAACCAATTACATCACTTATGCGGCCGCCGCAACTGGTAATCAACCGCAGTACACAAGCACAGGCATCACAATTAACGCTACAAACAGTACAATTACTGGTGGCATAAACGGAGGAACTTTCTAATGGCCGCATCAGGTTATACCCCAATCATAACGTACAACAGTACGACTACTGGACATACTCCGACTACCATCACTACTGGTGAACTTGCTGTCAACATTACCGATGGTATTTTGTTTGTTGGTACGGGAACAAACACCTACAACACGCTTGTTGCAAGCAAGGGTACAACGGCTATTACAACGCTTGGAACTGTAACCACAGGTACTTGGAACGCCACAACCATTGGTGTTGCATACGGTGGTACTGGCATTACTACAACTCCAGCAAACGGTGCTTTGTTGATTGGTAATGGAACTGGGTATACCTC